TTCTAGCGGTCAAGCAGTATTTAAGTCTTTGGGTTCATCAACTTATGCATATTCTGTTGAGAAAGGCGACAAAGTTAAAGGCGGAAGTGTTACAGTTGAAAGCACTAACACAACCGTTGCAGTTGAGGATTTTTAATTGCCTCTGGGGTTGGAGTGCTAACCGTTAATTCAGTTGCAGGGGCTTCAGCAGGTAAAACAAAAATAACAGTCAGTCCAGCAAAGATTGTTGCAAGCAATAAATACAAATACAAAGTTCAGGCTAGCGAATTTGTTGATTTGCCAGAATTGGATGATGATTTGAGTGCTTGGACAACTTGGAATGGAACTGATGAGATAACTGCTACAAACGGATACTATATAGCAGTAGCAGAAACCGAAAGTGATTTTAGTTGCGAGAAAGTTGGAACAACACAAGTTGTATCGAGAGTGCAAAGTTCAATAACTTATATGGATGGCGAGAGCGAAATAACAGGCTTGACACCAGCAACATATTTAGAGGGTATTGGGGCTACACTTCCAACAGCGACAAAAGAGGGTTATACATTTGATGGTTGGTATGCGAATGCAGAACTTACTGGCGATGTTGTAACGGCTATTGGAACGAGTGCAACAGGCAACAAGACATTCTATGCTAAATTCACAGAAGTTTAAGGAGTAGGCAATGTTTGCAGATTATAACTTTTATACAAATTCATTTGGTGGCACAAAGATAGCGAGTGAAGATGAATACAGATACCTTGGGCAGAAAGCATCAAGATACATAAAACAATACACAAGCGAAGTTAATGCTGACACTAAAGAATGCGAATGTGCTTTGGCAGAATACTTACAGAGTGCATCAAAGTCAAATGGAATAAATAGTGAAACGATACCGAATGCGTATAGTGTAAGTTATGCGACAAAAGATAAGGCAACAATAGAGAACGAAATTGGCGAAATATTAGGGCTTTATTTGGGCGAACTATATTCTTCTGTTGGCATTGTCGATTTGATAGGCTAAAATTTAAGGCAGGGGGATAACTCTTGCCTTTTGTTTTAGGAGTTGATATGGAGATAAAAGTAAAATTTGAAGACAGGTCTAAACAAGTTTTAGATGAGTTGGAAAAGAAAATGCCTGAAGTTTTGCGGTCAATGGGCAACGAATTGCATAAGAGCATATACAATTTTATGACAGAAGACAAAGTTGTTGACACAGGGCGATTAAGGGGAAGTATATCATACTGCACACCTTATGAAGATTTTAGTGAGCCAACGATAGTCAACAGAGCAGATGATTTTGTTAAAGGCATAAAAGAAAAGGACACTGTGGTTTATGGGAGCAATGTTGAATATGCGAGTTATGTAGAGACAGGAACAACAAAGCAAAGAGCAAGGCATTATTTGAAGACAGGAACATATAGGGCTGTGCCTGTGATGAAAAGAGTGGTTGAAGAAGTTTTAAAAGGAGATAAATAATGCTACAAGATTATTGGATTGATTTATACTTTGTGGACATACTTCATCAACCTGATGGAACAGGCGGATATGAAGAAGTCTATAAGATTGGCGAGAAATTTAGAGGCGGAGCAGTTAAAAGCAATTCGCAAGAGCAGATTGTGGCAAGTGTGCGTGGTGAAGTGGGCGAGAGATATGAAGTGACAACATTAAAGACAAATCCTTTAACTAAAGGCGATGTTATAATGTTTACTGATGCTGAAAATCGTGATGTGTTTTTAAAGATTAGTGAAAATGCAAACCACACACCAGCACACAGCAATCAGCACGAGTGGAAATATATGACAGCCAATAAGTTTGAGCCTGATTTAAGGGTGGTGAACTAAAATGGGTTTAACACAAGACTATGCAACTACATTATATGAATGGTTGAGTGATTTTGCGACAACATACCGAAGACCGATACAAGAGGGGTTTTTTAATGCGAGCAATCCACAACCAAATGAATATATAACATATAGTGCAGATGTGGGAAACTTTAACACGGATTTTATACAAGCAATCACTGTTTACTCGAAATCGACAGCATACACCAATTTAATGGCGGTTGTTGATGACATTGAGGAAGCAATAGGCGAGGGTGGTGTTAGGGTTGATGATGATTGGGGCTATTTGACAATATACAAAGGCAGTCCTTTTTATCAAGACAAAGAAGATGAAGACAGTTCTTACAGGGCAGGGTATATAAACTTGCTTATAAGAGTATGTCAATATTAAAAGGAGTTAACGATATGCTAACAGGATTAAACAGCGGAACAGCAACAAATTTACAATTAGGTGCAGGTGCGATTTTAAAAAGTGCTTATGTAGATAGCACAAGTTTAAGTGCAAGCAACATTTTGACAGCAACAAATGGTGGAATTACATTTAGTGCAGTGCCAGAAGTATTTGTGCCAGCAGTTGATGGAATGTCAAGCAATATTAAAGGCGGTGGCAAGAGATACATTAACTGGGATGTAACATTAAGTTTTACAGCAGTTGAAGCAAGTGCGGAAGTGTTGCTGAAAGCATTAGGTGGAGCAGACCAAGATGGCACAACAGGTGTTATAACAGCAAGAAACACTCTTGTATCAACCGATTATGGCGACTTATATTTAGTTGCTGAAAAAGGTAATGGAGATGTTATTCAAATAACAATTAAGAACGCAATAAATGAGGGTGGATTGAGTTTATCAACAACCAACAACGGAAATGGTGGAATTGCGTTTACTATCAAAGGAAATTATGACATTAGCGACTTTGAAACACCACCATTTGAAATTAAGACTATTAGTGGGAGTTAATTATGTTTGGAAGAAAAACGATTGAGGTTAAGCCAAAACGCAAGACAGTGTTTAGCATACCAAGTGATGAGGCAAAGATTTATTTAAGCCAAATCATTGAAGATGTGAATGTTATATTGCACAATGACAAGTTTATGGAAGCGATGAAGAAAGCGAAATTGCCTGAAAACGCAACTATAAAGGATTATGAAAATTTGGTTAAGCGAGTAGCACCAAACAAGATTTACAACATATTGAGTTTATTTGTGAATGATTGTTATGATGAAGTGCGAAGAATATTGGCGTGTGTGTTTATAACGGATTATGAAATCTATAAGCGAAAGTCACTCAATGAAATGGTCGAGGACATAGCAAGTTTAAATACAAACGAAATTAGAGACCTTATTCGTTTTTTTATCCATTGAGGCAATTAAGAGTTGCCGAGTTTATATACATACTGAACGGATACACTGGGTATATTTGGAATTTCACAGAGTATTTGACAGAATGGTATAGGCGAGAACAAATTAGCGAATTATGGCAAATTTATATGGCAAAATGTGTCAGCATTGGGATTGACAAAATGCCAGATTATGCAACTTTGTTAAGGCAAGCAAAAGGGGTTGAAATTAAAAACGAAAGCCCTGAAGAAGTCATTGCAAGGTTGCGTGCCAAAATAGAAAAATCAAATCAAAAATGAAAATATTTTGATTGCCAAACTCACTTTTATATGGTATAATTCATATGAGGTGATGAAAATGGAAGAAATTTGGAAAGATATTGTTGGATATGAGGGCTATTATCAAGTCAGCAATTTAGGAAATGTAAAATCTCTTGATAGAATTATCAAAGGCAATGTTGGGCAACCCAAAAAACAATGTGGGAAAATACTAAATGCTAGAATTAGAGGTCTTTACTACTCTGTTGGTTTATGCAAAGAAAATACACGAAAAGATTTTAATGTGCATAGGTTGGTTGCAATGGCATTTTTAAAAAATCCATACAATTTGCCTTGTGTTAATCATAAAGACGAGAACAAATTTAATAATTGTGTTGAAAATTTGGAGTGGTGTTCATATTCATACAATAGCAACTATGGAACTTGCCGTGAGAGAATTGGAAAAGCAAACAGTATTCAAAGAAAGGGCAAGCCTAGTCCAAAACTAGAAAAGAGTAAAAAAAGCAAATGGGTTATTCTGGTTAATACAGGAGAAACTATAAAGGGTGTAAAAACCGCTTCTCAAAAATATGGGATACCTGCGTGCAATATCAACCAATGTTG